ATTTTGCCATAATTCCCTATACGTTCATAATATTTTCGTACCCCGATATAAGATGGCGTCGCATACTCGCAAACAAAATCGCAATCGCAGCAGTCGCAGCCGCAGCCGCAGCAGCCGCAGTCGGCGTCGCCGAACCCACCGTAATCGTATTGCCTGGGTTACTTAGACACCATCAGGGGCAGAAAGACAGAAAATAGCACGGGTGCGTGGTCACTCCAAGGTTTCTGGAAAACCTGGCAGTTCATGAGGCGCGGTCCGCGTCGCACAAAATCACAGAACTGGCAATCAGGTCTCGCCCATTGTAAGGGAAACCAGGCGATATGATCTAGGTCTTCGCCGGTTGAATAGAACGTTGCTTTCTTCAACCGACTCTCATCCACAGGCATCATATAACGAATAAGCGGCTCAGGTGACCGCTCGCAATTCATATCACCAACAATCAACACAGCATTCTTTGTTGTTAGAGTGTTCAGGATTTGCTGATGCTGTGCTTTACGTATATTGTGCGTAGCCTTTGTTCCGATAATCCATTTGAGCTCGGTATCACTTTGTGTATGTGTATTTGTGATGACGACAACACGCCGTGATGCGCGCTCGCGAATTGTTACGGCATAGAATCCCTTATTGGCGAAAATTTCGACATTATGATAGTCGAGATACGGATAGAAGCATTCGTTGATGAAATCAAAACGGGATGTCAAAAAAGCGGTAAGCAGACCGCTTGTTACAAGGGCGACCCCTCTATCCCGTGGAACGCAAACTTTGTAGCCGTTACGCTCGAGGTGCTCTTTATAGTATTGTCGATTTGCCTCTACAAACACTTCTTGTAGGCAAATAATTTGCGGTCGGCGTGTTTTGAGCCATTCGCAAATTTCCACGGAGGTATCGCGCGACCACGGTAATCCGTGTGTATTATAGGTGAGAACAGTTAAAAACATACTACTTTCGCCGAGTTTATTGACGCCACTGCTTACCGCAGTTAAAGATTCAGGATGTAAATTTTTCATATAAAACCGAACATAGCAAGTGGAATTATTTCTATTTGTTTAAATTATATCATACTAATACTATATCAGTCTTACTGTACAATCTTCAGAAACGCTGTCATATCAGGCTCACGTCCCAGAAACTTGACAACAGACTCTAGCGACGGACGCAATGCTCCCTGCGAAAGGACCTCGTCTCGGAACCGCTTACCGAGTACAGGGTCCAATTCACGTCCCTCAAATACGCTCAGCAATTCAAAGGCAATGCTTAGCGAATACATATAGCGGTAATATTGTACATCATATCCAGAGAACATCGGTTGGCACTCTACATAAAGGTTCTTGTCGGAGAGTCCGCCTCCCAAAATTTTATCGTAAATATTATAAGCCAAAGCATAGCTATATCCCTTAAACTCCTTAGAATGAAATGCCATATCCATTTTACAATTTACCAAATCTAAGCCCCAAACATACCCTTTCATTAATTTAGCATTTTTAAGAATTCCAGTAATGATATCGTCTGGAATACCAGGACTAATACATTTTAAGATAGTGGGTGAACAGCACCAATATTCAAAGAACTGGCTTGGTGCTTCTATAAAGTCTGTTTCGCAGAATACTGAACTCATTAACGAAATTGTAGCTGTTGAGGATATATTATGCATAGCATGCCCAAGTTCGTGAAACAGCGTTTTAATATTAGAAAAGGAAAAGTAACCTCCGTCAAACGAACAGTCTACAATAGATACGGGCAATGTATGTAAAGATTTTTCTACAACAGCAACGTGGTAGAAACGATCACTCTGTTTACCATGTCTTTGTACTATATCCAGATAAACATACCCCTTTGTTGTATCATTTTCTTTGACTTCTAGAAGTCTTACAGATTTATGCCATACAAGTTTTTTATTGTGAATTTCCGTAAATGTATAGCCTAGAAAGACTTCAAATAGGTGAAGTATATTTTGGACAGTACGATGATACGGGAAATATTTTTTTTCGCAATTTAAACTTAATTGGGTAAGTTTATCCTTATGTATACGAAGGTAATATGGAATATCATAGTCTTGTAGTTCATCAATTCCGTCAGCCTTAGCGTAGTCGCGCAAAATGGACATATCACGATCAATATAGGGTTTTAGCATTATATATGCCGTATCCAGAAATGTATTTAGAGCCTGCGTTGTCTTAATCATCGTTCCATAAAGAGCAACATCGCTATGCTGTGCAAACCCTTGAAGTGTTGCTTGTTCTTGTTTAGCGAAGGCAACACGTTCCATAGTAGGAATCATAGCACTTTTATGGTCCTGCCATTCTTCTCGAACTATTTTACGAATATGGCGTTTTTTAATATAACTTATATTTGAAGACCCGTAATCCAGTTCTTCTTGAGTAAACTGTGTATTTGGGTAGCTTGTCATATAGTGTTCATTGATTTTACAGTTAAGAGTGTTGATTTCAATGCTAAGTTTGTTCATACCATCCATATCAAACTTACCATCATCCACCCAACTCAAGAAGTCTGAATGTTTGTTAAAGAAATTAACTTGTTCAGGAGTAAGGGTTGACTCCTCAACAAGATACTGTGTTGTAGCATACCGTTTAAATACAGTACGCACATCATTATTGTGTAGTAGCTGTATCTGATTTATAAAATCACTATGAAAATTCGCAACATTATTGCGAACCGTTTTGTCTGGATGTAAATCCTTCATTAGTGTTATACTTTTAAATGCGAATCCATCTGTATAGTCAAGATAAGGCTGCATGAGTGTCTGCCAAGTCAGATTCGTCAAGCCAAGAATATAGCTCTCCAGGGCTTTTGTGCGAACGATATAGTCTGCCATTAAAGCATCCAGCCGCTTCTGGGAAAGGTCGCTAAAGTCTTGTAGTATATTTAGCATCGTGTAAAAACCAAAAATAACGACAGAGCAATTTCAATTTTTTGAAATATCAGCCTCACTGACGCCACTGCTTACCGCAGTTGAGGCATCGGATGAACTGGGTCATCGGCTCATCCGCGGAGCGCGTCTGCATCTCGTAGTACGTACACTCACGCTTACCACACTTAGAGCAGCGGAACATATCGGTAGCGGCGGACTTATCCACTTCCAACATCTTCGCTTCGCGCTTAATAGACATCTCCACGTAGTTGCCCCACTTCTCGGGGTGAAGTTCGGTGAAAGGCATCGCGGCAATATCGTGCGGCTTAAATTCGCCCTCCTTCATTCGTCCGATAAGACGTGAGTTGCCAACGTACGACGAGGAATCAATATTGGAGACGGTCCGCCGAGCACAAATCTCGTACAATGTTTGAAATTCAGGATTCTCCCACACGCGGCGAATAGAGCGACGCTTAGCGTCCTCAAGGGTGAAGTTGAAGATGCCACGCTCTAGATCCACCTGCTCGGCGGCGGATAGCGCGGTACAACGGGCACGAATCACGGCACGGACTTTATCGCGGGCAACGGACATTTGACTTATCACCACCGCCAGCGTTTAGGCTTCATTTTTGTTAGCCGACAAAAATTGAATTTCGCAACCCCAACTTGCCGATTCGTACAATGGGAAATAAACGTATTATTGCGAAGCCGAATGGGACCCGCCGTAAGGTGTGCGAACGGACACAGAAAGTCATTCTAGAAACCAACTTCTGCTATTGCGGCAATAAGCATTGTCATGAGGGATTCAGGATGAATTCTGAAAAGGCACTCTGTAAAGTGCGCCGTTTCAGAGAGAAGTTTCGACCGCTTCTTATTGACGACTATTATGATGAAAAAATTGAGTTTGCCGATGCCGAATTAGACAAAGAGCCACCAGAATGTTCGACTTCCACGGTTTCTTTCTAGGCTTTTGGACTATGCTTTCCGTAGTTCTTTCTGCATTCTATATTGTTATGTATTGTTATGAAAGTTTTAATAAGTCATTTAATCAAACTATAGATAAAATTAATGATTATTTAGATGAGAGATACATGGCAACAGCACAAAAATTACCAAATGACGAGAACTTTGTTCTAAATATTTAGTTACATATCATATTCTTCGGGCGCCAACTCTTCTAGGGAAAACCACTGAGGAACTTTCTTAGAGCCCTTTTTTGCCTTGACAACCTTGACCACGCGGACCGGCGGTGCTTCCTCCTCCTCGTCGTCAGGAACTTCATCAACGACCTCTTCTTCATCCTCCTTTACTTCCTCCTCCTCCTCCTCTTCCTCCTCTTCCTCTTCCTCCTCCTCCTCTTCATCCTCATCTAGGTCGTCGAAACCGCCGTTGAGCTCATTGTAGAAGTTTTTGAACATATTAGCATCAAAGGAGACTAGGGCACCCGCCTGTGTGGCACACAAAAGGGATTCGCCAAATAGTAGCACGGTATCGTGCGGCGGCGGGAGTTCGTGCTTATTTTCGGTGCCGGCTTTGCCGGTCTTGTAGCCGAACAGATATACCGTCATTAGACCCCACTTGAAGGTGCCGATGAGCTCGGGTGCGGTGGCACGACGTAGAATAGCACAGGCGGCATCGCAGTCGAGTGTTTCCGTGCGCCCTGCGGGCAGTGTTGCGTTGCGGGTCGTACCCTTAGGTTGTAGAACAAGACACCACATCTATTGTTTTGTCTTATTCTGCCGGCGCTTAAATGCCTTCAAATTTTACCCGCTTTGGATTTAAGCCCGTCACACGTTATTAATATAACACCCCCGCGAATGTCGTATCTACTCACATATAGCGGCAAGGCGGTACAGGAGTTTCATAAGACGCACGTAAAGGCGCGCCGGTATACGCAGCACGTCGTCCGTTGGGGCAAGAGCTGGGGATTTATTCAGCCGAGCCCGAATTGGGATACAGCGTGGCAGGCGGAAACCCGCACGCCAGTTGCCGAACATGAGCACGGTACCGATAAGTTTCTGCTGGAAAAGACGACACCGTCGCTACTCCAGGCACCTCCGCTGACCATAGATGATATGTGGAGCGAAATGGTCATTTTCGATAGGCATATCAAAGCCGGAAATTTACTATACATTCGTGGTACCTTGTCAGAAATCCAGGAAACTCTAAAGCAACTGAATATCTTTACTCCGTCTTGGCTTCAGTCGCTGGCTCTGGCTCTACAACTTCCTCAGTTACCGACGACAGAGCTGCCGAAATATCCGATGACGCCGCCTCCGCAATCACGGCAATCACAGCAACCGTCACAGGTGCCTCTGCAGCAGGGGCAGGGGCAACCTCGGCAGATGCAGCAACGGCATCAGCCACTGCAGCGGGCTTCTCAGACGCCTTTGCGAAGAGCGCCGACATCCACGGGAGGCACGACTTCGAGCAGACCGCCTCAACCTTCTTTCCAACATCGCCCACAACGCCCGTCGCCCGCTTCAGGACCTCCGTCTTCACCTGCTCAATCAAGCCATTCAACGCAATCACGATCGCAGGGAACGCAGCATCAACGAAACCAATCACAACAGACTTCTGCGCAGCGGGGACAAACTTCTCAATAAGATGCTTTACAGCGGCAAGAATCTGGGCTTCCGCCTTCTCGATCGGTATATTGAGAGACCACGTTGTAAGAACGAGCTTAGGTAGTTGCGCAATGAGATCCGTTTGAGACAGAACCTTGCCTTCTAAATCTTTAACGAGCGATTGAACAACTCCCGACAAATCCGCAAAAGCAGCAAAAGCGGCAAGGGGGGATGTGGTCGCCATGATTTTATTAGGGTGTCCACTTTATTTTGCGTGGATTTGCGGAATCAAAATTCAGGAATGAGAGTAGTAGAACATATGGCGACCCGGATACCAGTTGCGTGGGTTGTGCTTCTCGTAATCGTAGGAGTTTTTGCATTTTTTGGATATCATATCATAAAGGCTTCTAGTTTTCCCCGTATATTGGATACAAAGATTGATTCTAGAGTGAATGCTGCACTTTTAGCAGCACAGGGAATGCCTACAATGAATCATATTCAACCGACCCTTGAAATGACAATGCCTGAACAGCCGTATCTTCCCCCGCATATGTATCAGCAAGAATCGCCGGATGGAATGGTTGGCGGACAAGAGACACCAGAAACGGCTGCTCCGGTGATGACAACGCGCCAACGACCGCCGGTAGCAAAGCCGATGCCGGTTCCGGTAGGAATGACGGAAACGGATATGCGAACGCCCGAGCCGCTCCAGCGTACTCCACCGGCAATTCATTACGACTCACCGGAGGCGACGGATCCGTTAAATCGTGTAGCATTTATGGACGCGGAGTTTGGATCCAACTTACGTCATCCTGAGCAGATGATTGAGCACCGTCAGCGTCCTGGTGTGGGTAAGATGGTCTCGTCTGGACTAGGTAGTGAACGGTCGTCACCAGGTCCACACAATGCCGTCGGTTATTCACCGGAAATGATACAAAATGGAGGCGACTTTATGCAGGGCATCGGAGCTTTTGACGGTGCGGAAATGAATAGTTCATTTTCAATGATATAAATACTGTATACGAGATAGGAGAAAATTTCGTACACAAATAAAAGTGCATCCGCAACAACGGCTCGTTTACGAAATCAAACGTTATTTGCGGATGTGTTACTTGCGAATCAGTCAATTAATAACGGACTCATTCGTACTACAAATACTGTTAGATACACGGGTGGAAATGGGGGTAATGGTTCGTCAGCAACGCCGATTGAGGCAATAGATCAGGGCGCGGTAGATACTACAATCGCACTATACAACATTCTTATTGGAAGTGTTCCTAGATTGCCAGTAATACCAGCGGCACCTATACCAAATTCAACATTATATCGACAAGGATGTAATATTATACAGTATAATAATACTGGCGCAGTTCAATGGATTTCTGATATTAGTGGTTCGAATGCATCAGGTTATAATTTGACAACAGATGGACAAAATGTATACGTTGTAGGAGATTTTTCAGGTGCGATTTTATTTATAAATTCGGACAGAACTTATTTTACTACACCAACCTCAATAACAACTACAGGAAATGGTAGTTTTATTGTAAAGTATAATCCAAAGGGAATTACACAATGGGTAGCGTATCTTAAATCGCAATCTTTTTTACAATTATTAGATAATGTTACAGATGGTATAAATAATTATCAGGCTGGTAATGGTTTTTTAAATATAAATGTATATAATTCGAATGGAAGACTTTATGATATATTGAATGAAAACATTACTTTATATTATCCACGGGCAATTACAAATGATGGTACATTTATTTATATAATTGATAGTAATCCAAGACTATATAAATTTAAAACTACAGGAGAAATTGTTTTTACACTATTTCTTGGCACTTATGGATTAAGTACAAATATAACATCTGTTACGTGGATGTCTGGATATTTATACATAGTTGATAATAAATCAACAATTTGGCAATTAATTACAACACTTGCGGATCCACCGGTTCCACCGACGCAATTTATAACAAAAACCGCCTATCCTGATATTAGCGGTTCTATTTCTATAACTGCAAATCTGGTAGATAGATTATATATAATAAACTCAGGGACTCCAAACGTAATTACAAAAGTAACCGTTATTAATGCTAATAATCCTCCTTTATTAGTATCTGTTGACACTCATAATGTCAACATTGTTGATCTTGATTACCCTGATGGTATAATTAGTCCACTTGCTGTCTCTTATACATATAATGGTGGAACTGGATATCTTATTTTAACAGATAGTAATATTAATACTACTACTACATTGAATTATTATCCTGATTTAAGTGGTATTGTTTGGCGTGTAGGTCCAGTATCTTCCAATAATTATACCTTGAATGTATTAGCAACAACTAGTACTAATGCGGGTATTATTCCAAATGCTAATAATTTTAATTATGCTCTAAGTCCGTATGGCGTATATTCAATTTATAATAATGCTCATACAGTTTTAACTACATATATTTCATTAAAAAATAATAATACATATATTAGATTTAATTATAATTTTACTGTTGTAAGTAATAAACGAATAACAAATCTGGGCGGTGCAACAAATTTGGCGAATACTATTGGATTAAATAATACTTTTTATGTATTAGACAATACAGCAGTTGGTTCTATATATTCAGTTAATTATCCAACTAATGTTAGAATAACCTCTAAAAAACTTTATCCGTTGGCGGCATATTACAATAGTGGTTTTGTTATACAATATAATCCAAGTGGTGTAGTATCGTGGATATCACAATTTAGGTCAGTTAATGCGAATTGTACAGTAAATGCTATTACAACAGGAAAGACCGGTATTTATATAACAGGATCGTATGGTACAACAGGAAATTTAATATTTTACAATCAAGACGGCAATCCTTCTGGAATAGTTCTACAATCTATATCAAATATTACACCTTTATCCGCATTTGTTGCGAAATATACTACAGCTGGAAATGCTGTATGGGCGGCAGCCATTGGAAATACGAATTCTACATCTGGAACGGCAATTTATGTTAACAATGTTAATAATGTTGATAGTGTTTATGCAGCAGGAATATATTTTGGAACTCGTTCAACAGATCCGTTAAGAGTATATTCTGCAGATGGTACATTAGCATTTCTGCTTTCAGGATTTAATTCAGGTAGTGCAGGATATCTTGTAAATTATGATGTTAGTGGGGTAGCTCAATGGGCAACAAATAATGTTGCATTGACAACAAATACTGTGAACGCAATTACAGGAAATAATACTGATATTTATCTTGTAGGAAACGCGATTGGAAATATAACATTTAATAATGCGGATTTTAGTGCGCCATTTGGTCCTATTAACATATCTGTATTAGGAAACGGCGTTATTGTTAAATATTCGACTGCTGGTGTAGTACAATGGGTGACGACTCTATTTGGTGGAATTCCATACTATATTTCAGTATCTGGAACCAACTTATTTGTAAGCGGTCAGATGACGAATCCTGTATCTTTAAATAATGTGCCATATGATGTTAGCGGAGCTATTATTCCCCCTCCAAGCGGTCAGCCTATTTATTCTGGAATTTCAGTACCAATTCGCGGAAGTAGGAATGATTTTCTTTTAACATATACTACAGCGGGGATTGCACAATGGGGGCAGAATACAAGTTCACCCTATGTAACGACAACATCTACAGGAGGTCTTACATATGGTAAGAATGTAGAATATGTTTCAGTATCTATACTACCCCCATCGAATGCTATTGCACTTTATTTTTATGGTAATAATGTTATCAAATATACTAACACTGGTAGACTATCGTGGGTAGCAGATATTAGCGGTGTGTTTACAAATTTTGGTAATTTAGGAACTGATGGAACAAATATCTATGGATCTGGAACATATTATTTCGACCCAGCCACAAATATTAATAATAGTATTCCAATCATTATTAATGCGAATAAAACAATTACGATTACATCAAATATTGTCGCTACTCAAGGAGAATCAGGCAGTTTTCTTGTAAAGTATAATACATCAGGTATAGCACAATGGACAAATAATCTTAATAATATGTTTGCAGGACTTATGGTACATGATGGAGGAAGTGTTTATACAGTAGGATTTGCGGGTCCAGGTATCGGAAAGTTTGGTGTAAGTCCGACTATATATAATGTAAACGGGACTGTTTTCAAGTCATATGATTATGTTTTAGCTTCGTATGTTTTACAATATAGTACAGACGGAAATCCTGTATGGTGCTCAAAAATAAGCTTTGATAGTGTATTTGGAGGATGTGTTCTTCGTGGAATTACAGTGTCATCTTCAGGTGTGTATGTAGTAGGGGGCTTTGGAAGTGGTTTATTCAATGGTGAGCAACAACTATCGGTGATTCGGTTTTTTAATGCAAATGATACAGACACAGGTATAAGTTTAACTACGGGAGCAGATAGCGCTACATTTGTTGCAAAATATAATACAAGTGGAACCCCTTTATGGGCGACAAAGGTTGAGTATAATACAGGTGGAACTGACGGAAATACAAATGCAGCATCTATTGCGATTGATAGTGCTTCGCCTAATTCTATTTATATGTTAGGAGAGTATACTTCTTTTAATATAGGATTACCAGTGAATGTATATTCGGCTTCCAGTCAAATAGAGCCCACAAAACAAGTATATGGCGGATTTGGTATTGCAATGATTCTTGTAAAGTATGATGCAGCAGGTGATGTCCAATGGGCAGTAAACATACGCTCAACCAATAACGACCTCCCAAATAATACTATAGCACCTGGTGGTCTAGCCGTGAGTGCAGGGTATATTTATATTACAGGATACGCATACTTGGCAAATTTATCAACCTACGATCCGACAAATTCAACAACGGATCCGTCGACGGGTACACAACCAATCCAAACTGGCAATCCTATGCTTTGGTCTGGAATTGATGGTTCGAAGGACGGAGTTCTTGTAACATATAATACGGACGGCATACCCCAGTGGAAGACACATGTTACTGGCACTGATATGACCTTAGGGTCTGTAACAACTGGAGGTGGTTTTATATATGTTGGCGGTTTGTTTACTAACAATATAAATCCTCCCATCATAACATTTTATAACACACCCGACGGAACTGTAAATTCTAATATTGTCCTTACAAATTCTGCATCAGCAAATAATTTTACAGTAGCATATAATCTACAAGGAAAGGTACAGTGGGTACAGAATACATGTGGACCTGGAATAAATGCTTTAGCAGCCGATTCAGTGACATATGCAAATGCGCTCTTTGTGGCAGCACCTGGAACAGGAATAGCAACAGTAACAGCATAATCTATTGTCAGCATGTTTCAGGTTTAAAACCACGCCGCATTAAATAAATATACCCCCACAAGCAATATGGACTCCTTAGTCTGTCAAGACTGGGTCGCCGCCACCGAGGAATACGTAGGAAATAATGGATGGGGGGCACGCGGAAAGACACTCGGCATCAGTCGTATGTACTCGGAAAACGGTGCGGATAAAGCCCTTATTCGTAAAGAGAAAGTAGTCGCCAGCCTTCGACCACGCGGTATCCTTTCAGGATTCCTTGCGGTTGTTCCCAATCTAGGATATGCGGTGTATCTACCGCCAATTGCGGCAAAGATGGGACCGCAGCGTCTCCGCCTTCGCCTTTCCCCCGCCGTCCTAAAAGACGGTGCTATCTTCTCGGCATATTTCAACAAAACCAAGCAACTTGTTATTGAGGACGTCCTGACGTGGCAAGGCAGCCCAGTTTGGCATACGAAGCCGTTTAAGGAGCGGTGGGAACGTATTATTGCCGATTTCGCCACAAATCACTTCAAATCTATGTTAGAATTACAGGGAACGGAGATTGTTCTTGCGCAATATACGTCGG